GAAATATAACAATTGAACAAGATTTGCCATTTGGTTGTGTTATAACTGGAATATTTGGCGAATTAGGTGAGGAGAATCTATAATGAGTTTTTCATTTTCAAGGTCGTTTAAGAAGGCGACTGGTGTTGATCTTAAAAAGAATGCCTGGACAAAAGGCGCATACGGTATGGCTGCCATATCATATGGTGGCGGTCTTGGCATTAAAAGTGGTGTTGAGAATATTGGTGGAGCATATAAAGAGTTATCTGGATATGATGACCTTAAAGATGCTGAGGCGATGACCAGAAGATTAGGTGATATGAATGCTTCGTTCATAGGTCAAGAATCTGATGAGGCTATACGCAGACTTGAATCAACTCATAAGCAGAACATAGGTACTGCTAAAGCAACAGTAGGTGCTTCTGGTATAAGTATGGAAGGCTCTAATCAAGGTTACTTGAATGAAATGGAGTCGCAATTTCAAGGTGAGAAATCTTGGATGAAAAAGGCTAGTATTAGCAAGCAACATATTGCTAAACTTGAAGCTGCCACTCAAGCTAAAGTATCTCAAGCTAATCGTAAGTCTAATGTTCTTGGTGATGCTTCTAGCGTCTTGAGTTTCTTCTAATGAAATTACCTAAAATAAATTATCAAGCCCCTGTCCAATCACTAGGTCGTCATGATACTGGTGCGCCTATCAGAGTGGCAGAGGCAAAGCGGAAAGTAGCTGAGTCGGCTGGTCGTCTAGTCAATGAGATTGGAAGATTTGCCCAAGACTATTCCTTGAATAAATCCAAGATGAAAGTCAAAGAAGACATGGCTAGCTTTGAGGCTAGAAATGAAGGTAAGCACTTCTATACTGAAGAAGAGTTAATCAACAGCGGAGACCAAGACCTTATTGATATTAGTCGTGGTCGTGATAATATTCCTGCTTCTGAAGTATTCCCTGCTTTATATGAAAAGGCATATAAAGAATCTATAGCAAATAATCGTGGTCCATTAGTAGGTAGATGGAGTCGCAACTTTGATCAGACTGTAGAGATGGATATGCTTAACAGCACTTCTCGTATTACAGCAAAAGCTATGTCTGATATATCTAAGGAACAGGATGCTGAAACTAAAGTCGATATACAAGATGCTGTAGCAGAAGGTAATATCGAACAAGCTATTGGTTATGTCGGCATGATCAATTCTGCTGACTATGACAAAGAAGCTATGATTAGTAGCCTTCGCAACACTGAGCGTGTTCTATATGTTGATAAATTACTTTTAGATGAAGATGTTAATACTATCACAGCAGAACGTGATCGTCTAAATGAAGTTGAATATGATACTCGATTTGTAAATATTGCTGAGCAACGTAAGCAACGTGATCGACTTGATGCTTGGCTTAATAACTTTGATACTGCTTCTAATTCATGGCGTAAGACTAGTGCTGTAAATCTTAAAGCTATGATGCGTAAGATGGCTGCTAATGTACATGATGGACACGATGCTAATGCTAATGATGTTACATATGTTAGAGATGCCTTGGTTGGATTTACTGAAGAGGAAATTCCAACTCACCTTCGTGATACATATTATGATGCGCTGAAGTCTTACACAACAGCGGAAAGTAAAAGAGAGATGACATACTCTGATGCTGAATCTGCCCAGACTAAACTTCGTGAAGGCATGGGGGACTTTAGAACTGAAGAATCAAATCGCAAAGCAATTAAGATTATAGCTAATCAGAATAAACGCAAGAAAGAAGATGGTATAGGGTATTACAATGAAGGTAATAATCCTACTATCCCAGCAGTGACTTTATCAGGTGGAGTGGAAAACTTTCAAAAAGCTTGGAAGTCTAGATATGAGAATGATGCTAATATGGTTAATGACAAATACCGTACTGGTGAAAAAGGTTTCCGCTACTTCTCTGATCATGAGATAAGAGATATAACAGCAACTCTTAATGCTCAGAAGAACCCTGATGCTATGATCGATTTCTCTCAAATGCTTTATGAAGTATCTGGAAGAGACACTGCTAATGCTATCGAGGAGTTGAGATCAAGAGGGGAGTTAGATCCAAGATTTGCTACAATAGGTTCTTTGGTATCAAGATCACCTCTTAATGCTGATGGAGTTCCTACTGTAGATACTGCTCGCAATCTTATTGAAGGTGCTAAACTTCGCGCTGAGCATAAGTGGGTTATACCTAAAGATGAGTGGAGAGATAGTTTTGTAGATAAGATGTATCCAAAATTTAACTCTGCTTATACTGGAAGTAACGCACATAGAAGTGCGATGATGGATAGTGTACTTGATTACTATGCTTACCTAAACAAAGGTGATATTGAAAACTTCAATGATGAGCTTATTGATAAAGCTATTGATGCTGTTACTGGTGGACTAGTTGACTGGGGTAGTAGTACTGTAGAAGCCCCTGTGGATGAGCGTCTAGGTAGAACTATCAATCAAGCGGAATATAATACTTGGGCGAAGTCTATGCACCCTGATGAGATAGCTCATAACGGTGGTGCTGCGAATTACTCTGATCAAGAATTAGTGGATCTTATTCGTAGTGAAGATGCTACGTTTGAAACCTCTGGTCCAAACACTATGTATGTCAAGACTGCTGGTGGTTACATTAGAGATAATGAAGGTGGAAGATTTGAGATAAAATATCGCTCTGACTTCATACAAGATATGGATGAGACTCTTAACTGGGCATCTAAACTTATGAAGCCTGCTACCAATAAGCCATTTGATGCTACTCAATATATGAGAGACCTGTCTAAGAAGAACAGAGAAAAAGAGGAAGCTGCTGCTGCTTCTAGGGCTAAGAGATCAACACGCAAACGTGGTCCAAGAAAATGAGATTTGACGAAGAATTCAAAGACGAGCAAGTCATGTATGATGACAATATTCAAATCGAGGAAACTGGATTTGAAGAGAACATGGTCGCTGGATTCAATCACGGAATGGATAACCTCAATACTCTATCTCAGTACTGGAATATTGCTCCATACTATGAGCGCAACAGAGAGCTCATAGGTCTTATGCATAATGGTGAGATAGATGGTACAAACTTCAAGACTGAATTTGATTATGATTGGAGTGCTCTAACTCGCCATGCTAATGATATTGGATTCGAGTTTAAAACTGATCGTAATATCATGATTGATGTATCTGATAATATGGCAGAGAAGAATAAGATCAACGAAGAGATTATGGCTGCTTCTGGTGTAGCTGGTACTATAGGTGCTTTTGTAGGATATGGCGGTAGTGCCTTTCTTGACCCTGTAGTTATAGGTACATCAATAGGTGGACCATTAGCACTCGGCAAGGTATTTGGTTCCGCTGCTGGCTCTATCACTAAGATGATGGCTTATGAAGGAATCTCTGCTGCTGGTGGTGAGGCTGCTGTTCAGTTCGGATTCGCTCAGGATTGGCAGGAAAGCATAGGTATTATCCATGATGATGAAACTGCCCTATTCCATATCGGTGCTGCTGGAGTAGGTGCTGCTGGCTTTACAGGCTTAATAGGTCTGCTAGGTAGAATGATTATGAAGGGTGCTGGAACCCTCACCCCGTCTGAGAAGGCTACACTTATACAGACAATACACGAAGCGGAAAGCTTGAAGTCTGCCGGTGAGAAGGGTAACTGGATAGATACTCAAACTAAGATGAGTAAGGTTAAGAGTAATGTACAGGCACCTTACATAGATGCTGGGCACGCTAAGAGGCTCTTAGAGGGGCAATCGAGCACTCCGCAGGGTAAGGCTACCTTCAATCTTAAAAAGCCCGTACGCGCTAAAGGAGAGGCTGAGGATGCCACTCCTAAGGGCGGTGTAGAGGAGAAAGAAGGGTATGCTACATTTGACCCAGAAGATTTGAATCCAAAAGAACGTGATCAGATTGATGCTGTAATAGAAGCTAATCAAGTTGATCCAGATAGAAAGAAATTTGAGATGCATTCCGATTCAGGAAAGCGTAACCACCTATTGAGAAGGGTTGCTATGTTAGAAGCAGACAACCCTAACTGTAAAATATAATGGCTATTGATTGCATAAGATTTAGTAAAGACATCGATGATATGAATATATCATTGGAGGCTAAGAAAGCTATTCAGCTACAGAGAGATATGGCTGAGCTCAATGCGATCGATGCGCGCACTGCGAAAGCTGAAGAGATTTATACCTCTCTTATGAAGGCTGACAACCCTGTAGAAGCTTGGAAGAATCTGTTCAGGCGCAATACGCGGGATAAGCAAGGCGAGGGTTGGGAAGGTGGTACAACTCTAGGTACTGATCAAGACATCATTCGTAATGAGGCTCATCGAATCCTCTATGCTTTAATGGATGATCATCGTCCTAGTGCTATGGGATACTTTACTCCATTCAGTAAGAAGTTAAGAGCTGAAAAAGATATGGCTGTAGTAGATGCTATGTATGGTCTTGGAGTTAATAAAGATGCTCTAGGCTATGCTCAGTCTTGGAAGCGTGTTTTCGATATGCTTGATAATAGATTCCATGCGGCTGGTGGCTCGGCTAAGCGGGCAGCTCAATTTGAGCGAGTGCCTGTATCTCATAGCATGCGTAATATTGCCGCTGCTAGCAAAGATGACTATGTTAGAGATGTTGGTAAATGGCTATCTGATGACTCTATTGATTTATCAGTTACCAAAGAGAATGGTACTCCTTATACAAAGGAAGAAATCCTTGGTCTAATGTATGATAGAGAGTCTCAAAATATCTCTAATGTTCCAGGAATGGAAGAGCGTCTAATTCCAGGCAACCCTTCTTTCAACTTTAAAGATGCTGCGTCTTGGAAAGCATATAATAAGTTATATGGAGTAGAGGGAGGCATGTACAATGCTATGCACGAGTCCGTATCTTCTATGTCTCACATCATAGCTGCTATGGAGAAGTTTGGCTCTAACCCTAATATGGGAATAAAGCATATACAGAAACTTCTTAAGACTGGTGCTTCAGAGAAAGGTGTTAGTGGTGAAGATATAGCTAGCGCATTTAGTCGAGTTGATAAGATATCAAAAGTATCTATGGGTGCTTTATCCTCTACTAACAGAATGGCTGCTGGTGGAGGCACTATACGGAATATTCAGACTGCGCTTAAATTAGGTGGTGCTATTATTCCCGCTGTGACGGATACCGTATTGATGTTCGCAAACTCTGCCTTCAACGGATTCTCTGGCTTCAAGGTATTCTCTAGACATCTTAAGTACATGGCTACCCTCGATGGTGGACAGCGTCATGAGTTAGCGTCCCGATTGGGATTAGGACTAGAGCACATGATTAATGCTGCTCACGCTACTAACCGATATTCGGAAGTGTACGGTTCAGGATTCTGGGCTAGGGCGGCTGGTAGCGTTATGTCTATCTCTGGTCTACAGGGTTGGACAGTAGGTGCTAAGCAAGCTTTCGGAGTAGAGTTTTCAGCTCACTTCTCTAAAATGCTAAGAGGTAGCAAGGTACTAGGTGAGGCTGAGCTGAGACCGCTCAAGACTTACGGGCTAAACAATAAGCGGGATTTGAAAATCCTGAAGAATGCTAAGACGTTTAATATGGATGGAGTAGACTTCATAGACCCGATGAGTCTGCCTGCTGATGTTAAGCGGAAGTATCTATCCATGATGCTAGAAGAGACTAAGATGTCTGTCCCTGAAGCTGATGCTGGAGTACAGGGTTGGATGACTATGGGAGTAGAGCAAGGTACTTGGATAGGTGAGTCTCTCCGCTTTGGTACCCAGTTCAAGATATTCCCTGCTACGATTATAGCTAACCATTGGGGTAGAGCATTTAATAAGAATATCAGTAAGATGGACAGATACAGGTATGCTGCTACTAACATAGTTGGCTTAACTGTATTTGGTACTATGGCTGTTATGGCTAGAGACATTACTAATGGTAAAGAGCCTGAGCCTCTATTCCTTAAGAATGGTGACCTTAATATGAAGCTACTTGCTAAGGGTTTTGCCCAAGGTGGTGCTGCTTCATTCTTAGCTGACCTAGCCGTTATGCCTTTGACTAAGGAATCCCGCTTTGGTGGTAATGAATTCCTAGACTGGATAGCTGGCCCGATGGGTGGAGATGTCCAGAACGTAGCTTTCGATATTGTCTTTGGTGATATCCATGCTAACTTATATGATAAGAAAAATGCTGCTTCTGGGTATGAGACCGCAGCAAAGATATTCGGTGCTGGTATGCCTAATATCTGGTACGGGAAGTTACTCCTACAGCGGGAAGTTATGGATGTGTTGTATGAGATGAGTGACCCTAAATGGAAAAAGAAACAGCGCAAGAAGCGTCAGAAAATGAAGAAAGAAGATCAACGTGATTACCTTAATGAATGGGCAGCCCCTGGAGAATAGATTATGACAATGAACGTAGAACACCCAATTGCCCAACATGTAGGCAATAATGGTGAAAAAGAATTTGGCTATAACTACACTGTAACTGATGAAAGTTGGATACAAGTATTTGTAGACTCTGAGTTTGCTATGAGCAATACTCTGTATAGTATCAACCTTGATACAAAGATGATTACATTCATCACTGCTCCTACTGATGGTGCTAATATTGAGATACGCAGAAGTATTCCGCTTGATCAGCTTGTAGACTATACTGCCTATGATGCCTTCCCAGCGGAAACTCATGAGTATGCTTTAGATAAGCTGACTATGATTCTTCAGGACAACTTGGTTCTAGTTGATGTATTGCTTAGTGGTCCACTTAATCCAACAAAAGTTAAGCAGGCTTATGAAGTAAATCTTAACACCAATGCTTTCACTACAGGTGAGAAGGACAAACTTGCTACATTAGAAGTCCCTCATTTCAAAGGTGTTTATCCTTCTGAAGCAGCATTACTTGTTGCCAACCCAACAGGTAAAGATGGTGATTATGCTTTCGTAAATGATGGTGTATCACTAGATATTATGTATGTCTGGGTTACTCAATGGGAAATGCTAGGGCACACTGCTCTTCCTGTTTCTGCTGAAAGTATGAAGTTGCTTTATGAGTCTAATGCTAATACTAATGCTTTTACTGATGCTGATAACATGCTGTTGCAAGCTATTAAAGATCCTGCGCATTTAAAGAATGCTTATGAATCTAATCCAAATACTGAGGTGTTCACCACTCAGGAAAAGACAAAGTTACTTGCTATACAGGAAGGTGCTACTAGACATTTAGAAGCACCTCAAGTTAAGACTCTTTATGAAAGTAATGCTGATACTAATGAGTACAGTGATGCTGATAAGGCTAAGCTACTTGGTATTGATCAGCATGCTACTGATGATCAAACTTCTTCTGAAATCAAAACTGCTTATGAACTTAATGCTAATACAAATAGCTTTACTGATGATGAAAAGAATAAGTTAGCAGGACTTCAGAGTTCTCATTTCAAAGGTACATATTCTTCTCATGCTTTATTAGTAGCTGCCCATCCTGGTCCAAATGAAGAAGGCTCTTATGCTTATGTTCATGATGGTGTTAATGAGCAATTCTGGATCTGGGATCACTCTGGTGATATCTGGGAATTAAGTGCTGCTGCTGGAGGACTTAACGGTGCCACTATCAAGCTTATGTATGAGGCAGAAGCGGATACTAATGCGTTCTCTGATTCTGAGAAGGTTGATGTTGCTGCTAATAAGCATGCGCTAATTGGTATAACTCATGCTGAAGCTTCTGGTCCAGTTCCTCCTATAACTCATATAGACCAGCCGTTCTGGATGAATCATCCTCAGATTATCAATCCTGACTATGCTGTTTCTTCAGACTCTGTTGAGTTGATTACTGTAGGCAACGTGGTCAAGATGTTCCACGATGCTACTATTGAAAAAGCAATGACTGTGGCAGCACATCATCACTATACAGTAGCTGATATGCGGGCTTTTGCTATAGGTGAAGCTAAGTATGTATACTCTGAACCACAAGAAAGTCACCCAGGTTCTGGCTTAGGTGCCAACGCTATTCTTGCTTCAACGCTTGAAGACTTTGGTATACAGCATCAAGGTCATCCATATGTTAATGCTATGGTCATGCGTATGTCGCATAACCTTTGGGCTATTGTTACGCAAGAGTTTACTGGTTCTCCTCATTACCCAACAGTGATGTTCCTATTGAACCTTGGGGTTGAGTTTGATGATGTTGCTCATGGTTCGACCATCCTTGGTCTTACTGATGCTGCCAGCTTTAAGTCTGAAGTATTAGAACTTGAACATGGTATCGGTGATCGTGATGCGTTCGGTGCTGAGACTATGGTTGAGAAGATCCAACAGCTAGAAGTTGCCGTCAATAAGAACGAACAGCGGATAGCGGATGTTCATGGAGATAGTGGTCATGTTCAGGATGAGCATACTACCCTGATTGTTCAGGATGAGCATACTACCCTGATCCATGTTAACAATAATGGAATTCACTTCTGTGTTGCTCATGATAGACCTACTGATCCTGAACATCTTGGTATTAATATCTATGATGGCAACGAGCACAAGGTCAAGTTTGTCTGGGATGAATCTCCACCAGATTTCTCACCCGCTGTACCGTTTGATCCTGCTCATGTTGTCGATGGCACTAACACAGCCGATTGGACAACAGGTGTTAAGCCTCAAATGTACTTCCAGAAGGACGCTGACTTCAGACGGTTCATTGATCCTGTTGGCAACTCTATCTTAGCGTTTGGAACCATCAGTGCGTTTATTACGTTCAAATCTATTGTCACTATTAAATGGGTTCCTGATCTAAGTAACCCTGATAACAGTAAGATGGAAGTTAGGCGTTTGTTGAAAATCAGAATACTAGATTGGAATACAAAACATTCACTACTACTGATCATGTATTGGAAGCAAGTGATGAAGGTAATCTGCTTCAAAAGACTGTAGCTGGTATTGAGGCATTTGTTAGAGTTCCTCATAGTAGTGTTACTCCGTTCCCTATTGGCTTTATATTCTATGCCAAAGGTGGTGTGTCACCTATTACAATAGCGCCAGTAACAGGCGGAGCATCAGAGGCAGTGATACAAGCGCCAGCTGATACCAACAAAACCAGTAGAGAGCCAGAGTCTATGATTGGTGCTATCCAATTAGAGCTTGATAAGTGGACTGTCTTTGGTGATGTAGGAGCATCGTAATGAGTAGCATGCTAATGGCAGTAATGTCTTCAAGGGCTGACACTAGACCTATACCTACACACTTTTCACCTGTAGTTTCAGACCCTAAAGTTCTACACATGGCTGAGAAGATATACACCACTCCTGGTAGCACTAGGTATTATACTCAGCTTGGCTCAACTACAAGAGAAGATCAAATATTTATGTATATTCTTTTTGATGGTGTGCACAGGGGTGGTGTAGAATGGACATTTACCCCAGCTGATGGGCTAACTGGTAGCTTCACATTAAAGCAAGTGAGAAGAGGTCCAGAACTTGCCGCAGGATTTTCTCACAATGTATTTTACATGCGCAGGAGTATAAAGGGTAGTAGTTCTGGTAATGTTGATGGTGTTGGATCTCTCATATACAATTTCAAAACACGTAGTTTTGAAGGAACGATGAGTTTAGAATGGACCACCTCCCTGACTATAATACTGACAGGAATAGGGAACCAACTTGTGCTTACTGCTACTAGAGGAGGAGTTCCTATCGCTGGAGAGAGTGCTATGGAGTTTGTATGAGAATACTTATTCTCATATTTTGTCTTCTTCTTACTGGTTGCTTTCCGCTAGTTGAAGTTAAGGTAGTAAACACCTCTATAATGGATAAGGGTGATGGTACGCAGGATAACTATTCTAAAGGTAATGATGCCCTTAGTGATGAAGAAGTCCTCCAAATAGAGGCGGAGTTAATAAGATGAAAAAGTTGTTGTTTATAATCCTTGCGTTGTTT